TCATAAACATTTCCGCGGATCTGTAGACATAAGTCTTAATGACTTCATTGTTTCATCTATCCATTCCTTTAGCACTTGTATTTTCTCATCGTTAGTTTTAGCCCCTGATTTTTGGATCGCTTTTTGAAAAGAGTAAGAGCCGAAAGGTACGGTATGAACGCAGTCAAGAAAGTCAAAGTCTTCTTTCGGAATAAGACCGTAACCATCATAGAGCGCAAAGCAAACAATAGTGTCTGATTTAAAAAACTCTTCTTTTACTCTTGAGCAAATATAGTCAGAATCTTCTGCAGAAAATGAAATAGGTTTTTTGGACACTTTTATCTTTTCTAAGTTATCGTCTGGCTTTAGCAGTGATAGTATTACAAACCTCTCATTGGGGTCATTAAGTAGAGTAAGCAGCAAATCGTGATTTTCTGCGTTTAATAGGGCTAATGCCAAATAGGCGCTATATATTTCCATGAGAATATGGTCATTAGCGGTATAGACCCTGGTTTTACCACTTATGCCAACCATGAAAATAAGACTTGCCACGAGAATTACAATTCTTTTCATTTAATGGAATCATTTTTGACAGTTGTTTTCTCAGCCGTTTTTGGTACTATATCATATATAAAAAACACGTCTAAGATTTTGGCAAATGCAAGTCCGTTAAAGATACATGGTTCCTTGTCCTTGATCAGTTTGGTGATGTCAACCATGTCTATCCATTCTGATACTCTATTTAGTTCGCGTTTATAGATGGATTCATAGCCGTTATATTTGTCGACGGTGTACAAGGAGATTATAATATTGTTGCCTTTTTTCGGAAAAACAATTATTTTTATTACAGTCCCTGAGAATTTATTCTTGTCTAAATAGTAGCTCCTACTTCCGATTACTCTGTACAGGCTATCGCAGGGATTCAGCGAGTCATGTAAGATAACCTGTTCACCTTTTATTAATTTGGATAATATACTATCATTATTGAGACGGGAAATAGGCTCATTTGAATAGCCTGACAGGCTAAATGTCAATAAAGTAAATAATATTAATATTTTCTTCATGGTGAATATTTATAATCCGCAAAACGAAATGTTCCTGCTCCTGAAAACGAGGTGTTCAGTTCTGAAAAACGAAACGTATCCCAAATCACCATCTTTCTAAAAAGTCTGCTTCGTTGGATTGAGTTTGTCTTTGCTTGGATCAGTTAATGGCCTCCGAATATCATCCGAAGGCCATTCTATTTTTCAATTAGAGCTATGACTACTCACCGATTACATCCTTGATAAGCATCATAGTCCCGCATGCAGTCATGGCGACTGCGAAAATGTTGTTTGTTTCTGTCATTTTTCCATTGCTTTAAAGTTGTTCCCCGGCTATTCGCAGCCGCCGGGGATTAGGCTACTGAGTGAATGTCGACACAGGGCGCACTCTACCCTTGCTGCTGGCCTTAGTATACATGCCGTCGAGGCCGCCGTCGTAGAGGTACAGACCCCATGCGCGAGCCGCGCTGTGCTCTGTACTTGTCCAGTACCAGTTTTGAATCAACTGGGTTGCCCCGGCGATAAGACTAAGACAGTAGTTTATCTTAGTCATGTTGGCGTAAATCATCATCATTTCGCCTATCGACGGAAGCCACCATTTACCGGCGGTCAGTCCTTTGCCGTTGGCGTTGGCTCGGCTGTAGAGGTTACAAAAACCGGGGGCGCATGCGCTGGTATTTGTGACAGCCGACGACGTGCTTTTTGAAATGATAGACGCGGTGTTTGCCGGACCGTTCCAGTCGTTCATCGCCGTTACGCGGTCGGTCGTTGTGGTCGCGCCACCGCTGACCGCCGCGCTACTCCACGTTATACCTGCGCTGTCGGCTTCGGTGGGTGCCACTACCAGCACTTTGCCGCCCTCGACGACTACCACACCGTCGGCGATTTCTCCAGCGTTCTGTATCGCCGTCCACTTGTGGGGTTTCACCATGAGCGGAGTATCGTCGCTTTTGCGGTGGTACATGATGAACACCCCGTCGAGCATCAGCTCAGCCGACATCTTTCCGAGTGAGCCGTCACTGCCGTTGGTAATGATAGTCCTGCCTGTCATGTCGTTCACTGTAGGCAATTCCTTTATCTTTTCGCTAAGTTTCCTTGTTTTTCCCATTGTCGTGTCAATTAAGTTCATAATGTTTGATCTCTCGTGCGCCATGCCTCAAATGACTCGGCAATGGGATTTTCAATACGTTGGAAGTCAGTCGCTTACCCCCCCTAAAATGGCAGAGGAAGCGGGCAAGGTGATGCAAGCAATAGTGAGATTACCACTGTAATTTCCGAAGAATAAGGTGCCCCATTTGCTATAATAAACTGGGAAACCTTCCCCGGCTATGGTAATCATGGTAATGTTGCCGTCAGTATTCGCGTTTCTGTTGATGAACAGACCGACCCAATATTTAGTCGATGAAGCGTCAGTATCCCATATCGCAACGAGATGAACACCAGTTTTTTGAATCACATAATCGCCGCTCTGCGTAACTGTGACATCCATTCCCGTAAGCGCCTCTTTGGAAATCTTTCCGAGGTCACCCGAGGTGGCGGCTGCAAGCACCATGTTAGAGCCTATTCCCGACAGCTCCGGCAAGGCTTTTACCATGTCAGTGAGCAATTTTACCGTACTCATGCAGCAACCACCTCCTTTCCGAGGGTCAGCTTGTAGTCACTCTTTTCCAGCCGTCCCATCTGTCCCATAGAACGCGGAAATAGAGTCTGCCTGTGTTCGTTAAGAACAACTGAGCGCATATATTCTCCAATACTTTCGCGTGTATCAGAACACCCCAGAGGTCTTTCTCCGGACCGTTCTCCGCCTGATAACATGAATAAACTCCGGATGCCATACTTGCGTTGAAATCTGTTGCCCTGCCTCTGGATATAACAGCATTGTCCATGATGCCTGCCAGCAGCGCCTTGGTAAGCGGTTTTGTTTTTGTGGTGCTCATGCCGCCCTCCTTTCTGCGCTACGCTGTAACGCGCTGATAGGGAGTATTTTACCCCCCCCACGCTGTTTGGGTCAGGTCAAACTCTTTCGTGCTGTAACCGTCGGGCACCTCCGCGTTGACCACGGGGGTCATCAAGGTGACATTCAGCGAGTTTATAAGGTCGATAATAATGGTGTCAGCCGAAGTCATGTTACAATAAATGTCGATATAGCCGACCTTATTGAAACTAGCAACAACCCTTGCTTTTGTGATGTTCATAGGCGTAGCGATGGCGTTCCCCGATGACAAAACCGACATGTGACAGTAACTACATTGATTTGAGTGCAGAAGCGAGTCCGCAAGAATCCGATGCACCGGTTTTGAATACCAATTAGAAGTGATAGCCAACAGACAGCCTGCTGAATCAAAAAACTTCGCGACCCTCACCCAACACCCCGCGCCGGTGCCGTTAAACCGCACTCTGTCCGCGAGCAGATTCGCCTTTGAGATTCTGTGCGCCTTGCCCGCAGAATCCGTAACGAGTACCTGGTCAGTGGCGGCGAGTGCCGTCACCTCCGGAGTCTCCTTTAATGTTTTTGTCTTATTCATAAAAAACAGTATTAAATGATTGATTTATATTTCTATATGTCGATTCCCGACAGCCATCCGAGACCGCCGTCAAGCGTCCGCTCTATACCCCTGCCGGTTATCCTTATCCCGAAATTACCCACAAGCATCGTGACAGCCTTGGGGTATGTGTGACCGTCATGGCTCTCCTCGGTGTGCTGCACATGGAAAAGCATCTCGTCATCATCGGTGGTCACAAACCCGTTTGTGCCTACTATTGTGCGCGGGTCACGGTCTTCGGGCGCGGGTTTCGGGAAAAACCTCATGTAGCCGGTCATACCGGCGCCGCCTATGCGCGCCTCGACATTGTAGACCGACAGCTGAGACACCGAGCCTGATGTCGAGCCGGCATAACGGAGCCAGTAGCTGTATGTGACCTCGATTCTGTAGCTCGTCACGCCTGGTGCCACCGTGAAGCTGAAGCCGCTGCCGTCATCGGTCACCGCGATACCGTTGACCTTTGCCGTGACCGACATGATGTTTACCGTGTGCCGCGAAGCCGAGCCGGAGGTGTTGACAAGCGACGTGCCGAAGTAGCAGCGTCCATAACCCCTGCCTGAAATGGAGACGGTCTTTGTCACGGTGACAGTCCTCGGGCTTGACGCCGACCCGACATCGCTGCTGCCGCTGCCGCTCGCCCCGGTCTGTGCCGTGACTTCCGTGGCTATGTCCTTCGGTATGCCGTATATCTCCCCGATGGTGGGGACGTGGCTGTCAATCAGCGAAAGGTTTTTCAGGGTCACCTGCTCGGTGCTGAGGAAGTCGACAAGCGCGTATCTTGTGACAAGAAACGGAATCTCCGACGCGGCCTCCCAATAGGTGTCCCAGTTTGCCGACACCCCCGGCTCACGTGCGGCGGCCTTTGTGTGGCTGTGCCTGCATGTGTAGAATTTCTTCTGCCCGGATATTATGTTATACACCGTGTCAAAATATGTCTCGCCCGATGCGCCGCTCTCAAACGGGAACTCCCCGGGGTAGTCCTTCCAGTACACCGGCCCACGCGGCACAGGCCCGCGCTCCCCGTCGGGGACAGTGACAACCTCGATGGTGCCCGGCAGTCTCATGCCGTCCCACAGTACCGTGAACGGCACGGTCGCGTTAACGACAACACCGGGCGACTTTGACAACACATAATAGAACCGCCCCTCGTCAGTCGTCCCGTAGCGCCAGAACAGCCCTCCGATGCGCTCCCCGTCGGCACCGAGCACGATGCTGCTACTCGGACCGAGAACCGAGCATTGCATGTCGCCCCTGTCCGCGTCCTGATAGGGTATCCTGTCGCCGCCCGAATACAGGTCGACATATACCTCCACGGTGCGCACTGCGCCGCCCTGACTGAACACTACATTCTGCGGTGACACGTTCACCGACACCCCGTCCCGCCCCTTACGGGCGATTCTTACCGTTGTGGTCGCACTCGCCTTCATCAGTCACACGCATATATGGTCACGGTTATGTCACCCTCCGACGCCGCCTGCTGCGCCATCGCGTGGGTCACCTCAAAAGTCGTCACCGCCGTCGCGGAGCCTATCCTGACCCCTGCCGCCGACATCGCCACGAAGTCAAACTTCTGTCCGGCTATTGCCGTGTTGCTGCCACGCTTGAACAGCCGTGGGGAATAGCTCACCTTGCCCGCGGGGTCGTCATCGTCGATCACCTCGTCGATGGGCGTCGGGTTTGGCTCAAGCACATAAGGGTCGGAGACATCCATGACACCCTGCACGTCGGTGTATGTGTCCGAGCCGACGGTCGCCTTCAGGCGGAACTCCCCATAGGTGTCCACGTCAGCCTCGTTGACTGTCAGCGTCGCCGCGGTCTTTCCGGTGCAGTCCACCCATCCCGACTGCGACATCCTCTGCCACTGCCATGTGATGCCGGATGTCACGACCGAGCCGTCGGTGCCGTAGACCTCGCCCCTGAGCACACACGAGCCGCCTTTCTCGCGGATGGTGAACATGTTGGAGTCACCGGCGACTATCGACAGCCTGTAGCCCGTGCCCGTCCTCTTGGAGATGGCGACCTGATACGACGCCTGTATCTCGTCGAGGTTCCCGTCGGCATCGGAGACACTGCCCGTGAGCGTGATGTTGACAGGCTGACCGCCGGCAAGCTCCACGATGTCTTTCATTATCCTTACCCTCCAGTAGGGGCTGTCGTTGTCGGGCGGCAGGAGCCTGAACGTGCCGGCGGCCGAGGAGTCGACCCCCGACACCGTCTGAAGCCCCAGGGAGCTGCCGGAGGTGTCAAACACCACCTGCCGCGTGCCGAACGTCACCCTGAGCGACGCCACCTGTGCCAGCCCCTCGGTGACGCGCGACGATGTACACACAAACGCCAGCTCGGGCTGTGTCCGGGAGAAGTCGGGCGACACCCCGGTAGCCTTGCCGCCGGTGTAGTCGGTGTACTCCTGATAGACGTTCCCTTTCGGGTCCATCACCACCGCCGAGAACGTGCCTGTCTTGCGGCGGTACTTCACGGTGCATGACGCGCTTCCCTTGCTCATCGCCCGCCTCCTTCCTCCGCTGTGATGTCGGCGTCACCGTCATCATCCGTGGTGCTTTCATCATCCGCGGTCTCGTCAGACCCGGGGTCGACGTCAGCGGGCTCTTCATCCATGATAAAGCGCGGGTCGGTCGCCACGGGAAGCGTGGTCGTGATGATGCCGCGCTGCTCCTGTGCCGCCTGTGCCGGGGTGAGTGCCACCGCGCCTATCGAGGCACATGTCTCCATGAGCCTGTAGACGGGTCCGAAGGCAAGCATGTCGGCTTGCCATAGCAGGAAATTGCCGTCCGGCAGCTGCGTCGGGCGGTTCGGGAGTGACAGGAAGTCACGTACCTTCTTGTTTACTTTGATGTAGTATGACATGATTATATGGTGTTAATATGGTTTTCTGTTATTCACGCAAGCAGTATGGCACCGTCATCATCGGTGAGCACCGCCCCGTCGGAGTCGGCGAGCGCACACAGCGGGCCGCGGTCTTCAAGGGTAAGGTCGATGATGGCGCCGCTGCTCATGTCAGCCACAGCCGACAGCGGGACGGCTATGCCCGAGCCCCTGCCCACGGTCACATAGGAGATGGTGGGCTGCGCGGCACCCGACGCTTCAGGACGGCGGTTCTTGCCTATGCGCCACACTGCGTCAAAGACCGACTCCCATCCGGTGACCACACCGCAGTTGTCGGTCACCACCGCCTCCGGATATACGGCGGTCAGCCCGGGAGTCACGTTCATCGGCACTCCCGCGATATCACAGTGCATCTCCGGTATGTACCTGTTCAGGGTCACTACCGAGTGCGGGCTGTCGTCGGCCGGCGCAAGCGTGGTCGGGTCGGTCCCCGGCTCATAAAGGGCGATGACCCGCAGGCAGAGACGCTGACCCATCAGGTCGCGGCGCACTGTCGCAGAGGCGGTGTCGGCGCTGACCTCCACGTCGTAGTCAAGCACGTCGGTGCCGGTCAGCCCCCATGTGCCGTCATCACGCAGCCGCTGCCACACAAACCTCACATCAGGCGGTGTCACCTCCGTGCCGCCGTACATCAGGCGGGCGTTGACCGTCATCTGCGCCGGCATGCGGAGCGGGTTATAAGGCACCTGCGGGGCGCAGTCAAGCTCTATGCGGGACTCGCAAGTGTCGGCATAGGCGACTACCGGAAACGACATCTCCACGTGATGCACCTGGGAGGTCGCCGTGTCTGGCAGGTCGGCGGAGAACACCAGCGTCAGCGGGCGTCCCGGGTCGGCGTTGACACCCACCTCAAGACAGCCTGCGTTAGCAGAGCCCTCCGCGCCAAGCAGCACATAGCCCGACGGCTTGGTGAAGTCGATGAGCGACTTGACGCCGTCGCGCACGACATGCCACCTTATGTTTGCGAGCCGCTGGTTGCCGTCACCCGAGGGGGTGATGCCGTTGGGGTCGCGCACCGTGACATGGGGGAACAGCGTCAGCGGTGTCAGGGTGTAGTCGGGCGAGTGACCGCCGTCGGCGGGGTTGACCTTCTGGCGCGCCGGCACGGAGCCGAGCACCTCCATCGAGCGGGACACCCGCAGCGGCTTGAAATTAAATCCGAAAAATTTTGTAGCCATGATTGTTATAGTTTTATAGGTAAGCGAAGTCGGCTGTGGACGTGTGCCCGTCACGAAACCTGACCGTGGCGCGGAACACCATCGTCTTCGGCAGTCCGGTGCCGTTCAGGTCAAGGTCGGCAGGTGTCAGCGTCAGCCCCTTTCCTGCGGCGGCATGCGCGATTGCCCATGCGTTGTCAGAGGCGGTGCGCGGGTTGCCCTCCGCATCCTCCGAGTATCGCGACCACTCCACGTCGGTGTCAGCCACGTCGGCTGTCACGTCACGGTTATACAGCTCGGCGATGATGTCAAGCGGCAGCCTGAAGTCGTCGGGGTCTATGACGACATGATCACCTGCGTCAAAGCGCACCGTGAAATAGGGGTTGCCCTCAAGGAACGCCCATGCCGTCGACTTATAGGTCGGCTCGTCTGTCGTGCCGTCTAACATGCACTTCCACCGGCATCCGTAGTGCCACACGGTCGAGGTCTCCAGGATGTCGGTGTCGGGGTTGACGGTCTCGAAGCGATATTTCCCGCCCTGCTGCCACGGTCCACAGTCGACGAGAGTCGCCACAGGCCTGCCCGTGCGGTCGACATGTATTATCTGGTTGGTGATTATGCCCTGGGCAAAGAGATAGTCGCGCCCGGGTATGATATTCGGGTCGTCGACAAGCCCGTCGGGAATCTCACCGAGCACGAGCCCGTAATTGCTCTTGTCGATGATGGGCCTGGTGACGGCGGTGAGTCTCACTATGCGCCCCTCGGTCGACGACAGGTATATGCACGACTGACGGCGCGGGTCGGTCTGGTGTCCCCACCGCGCCACGTTCATCATCTCGCACGGAGGGAAGTTCCTGCCGCCCGGCACCTCGCTGTCGGGGTACATCGAGACCTCAATATAGTTAAGCGCGGTGTTGACGCTGTTGACCCTCGACCATGCCGTGTAGTATGTGCCGCTTCCCTGCGCCAGGGTGTTGATGATGCCTTTAAGCACCGAGCCCTCCGAGATGGCGGTGAAATAACCCTCCCATTTCGGGCGGAGATACAGCCCGTAGACATCCCCCTCTATATGCACCACGCGCTCTATGGTGTCAGCCTCGGTAAGCAGCTCGTCGCCCTCGATGGCCGACAGCCTATTAACGATATACTCCATAGCCTCGAAGAATGAGCGCACCCTGAGGCTCTGCACCTCCATGTTGCCGTCACGGTCGACACCCGCGCCGGTGCCTGCGTACAGCCCCGCCACGAAGTCGCCGAAGTGCGCCCCGTCACGAAGTCGCGCATGCCCCAGGTCTGCATCCCCGTGGTCATCGATGAATCCACCGGCAAGACCTCTCACATACCGCCCCGCCTCGAAGCCCGCGTCACTCGCTATCTTCCCCGCGCTCCGGTCATCCTTGAGCTTGGAAAGAAATTCTTTTTGCGAGCGCCGTGCTGAAAAGAGGTTGTTATCTGTAGGGAAAGTCCTGTCCCCTGTGCGTATTATATCAGGCAATGAGATGGAGGCCTCTATCGACCGAGCATAACTGCGGACATCGGCAATAGAGTCGGACATTTTCTCTTGAGATGTCCGGCTCAGTGCATCACTGATTTCAATATCCATCGAGGATGGAAGATTGACTTTCCGGGTTATCTTTGTGATTCGGCTGTCCCGGAATCCGATGCCGGGGAAGTATTCCTCGCTCTCAAGGCGCACACGGCGACCAATTGTCAGCTCGACATTATTGTCTTCAATCCACACATGGTCGGTCGGTGCCTTATAGACCGATATGTCAAGATTGTGGTCGGCATTGTATTTGTTGACCGCTGTCAGAAATTCCTCCTCGGCAAGCGCATAATACTCATCCGGCATACGGAGATTCCACAGGATATATTTATCTCCAGCTTTAGGAATTAGCTTGTCGCCGGGGAGCTGCATATCATTGTCATACGGCCATATCGTGATAATATCAAACTCGCGTGTCGAGCTGTTGAAATTCACCTCAAAAAAGTATGTGCCGTCCTCCTCATCGCCAAGTCCGGCAAGCTCGCTGCCCTCTTGGAATGACACACGGATGACAAGACCGCTAATCTTGTAATCGTTGGGGTCGAACGGTAGACTGTTGTCAGTGAAATAGTAGATGGTGAACGGGTTCCCATCCTCGCCTGTCTTGACCTCGCTGCGCACACTGCTCACTGAGCCGATGCGTCTTGGATATATATCCTCGAAGGCGGACTGCTCAAAGTGGTCAACACGGCCATACTTGTCAGCATTGATCTCGACATATTTCTGTCCACCGGGCAACTGAAGCCGGGAGTATCCGTATTTTTCCCGATCTATGTTCCGGCTGCTACCGACAGGATAAAGCCGGGTGTAGAACTTGACATTGTCTGCAGTACCGGGATCGATCGACAGGAGTCCTTTATCGTAGCCCATCGGGATTGGCTCCCCATGCTCACACTTGCAGATATTGACGGTCTGACCTTCCACCCACCACTCAGCACCGACCTTTTCGGCAATCTCCTTGAGAGCCTCGTCGCAATATTTGCCGAAATAGTCGATGACAATATTCTCCGTGCCGTTCACCTGTCCGACTTTCCAATCGGTGATGTTGCCCATGCCGTCGTTCATGCATTTGACAATCATTGCGACATGGTCTCGCGGCGGCGCGGTCAGTGTGAACACGGGGTCATCCTCGTTATCGACGGTCTTAATGACAAGCAGACGCTTTATCATACTTTCGACTCCGTAGAGTTTGATGTCATACACCCACTCCATTTTGGAGTTCTGACGCGGCCTGTACTTTTCGGTCAGCCAAAAACGCTCACCAAGGAAATCGGCATAGTCATCGACATCGAGTTCTATATGCTCATTGTGGGTAAAGGACAGTGTAAGGACGCTGTCGCCCTGCACCTCCTTGACCTGTATTGAGCTGTCATTCGGCGAAAGGTCAACCTTGTGGTTACCGACCGAGTCGTATATCGTTATAAGCATATTTGAACAGCGTTATAATTTCGTTAAAACGAGGGTACAGGCTCACGGAATTTCACCTTGAAACGACTTGCCTGTACTCCCTCTTTCCATAGGTATGTGAGCGGTTTATAGGCCGGACTTTCGACAAAGAACATCCGCATGGTGAGGTTCAATTCAGTAAAGCGCACATTGAGCCAGCCATTATCCCCGGTTTTGAGGAATGTGATAAAATCCATGTAACGGCGCAGCCATTCGCTCTTGGTCTCGGCGAACAGGGCGAAATGCAGGGTGACATCACGCTCCTCGTTCTTGACATCGAGATGCTTGGAATACTTGGAACCGTTCTGTTCCCGGATATTGACTGCCACATGAGCTTTAACCTTGGAGGCCGTCATGATTGCGGTGAGGTTCTCCCGGCCACCCTTCTTCTCCTCGGTCAGAAAGGCTCCGAACTCAGTCCATATATCAGTGCCGTTGATTACGACAAGATTTTTCAATGCTTCGGTATCCATGTTATTTTGTCTTTATTCCGTCACGAATTATCTTCTTGATGTCATCGGCCACGGCATCGAGCCTGTCTGCCGTCCGGCCTGTATTCTCCTCGATCTTGCGGAGGCGTTCAACCGCTTGCCCCATCTTGTCGGATACATCTTCCATCTGCTCATCAATTGATGCGGTATGCATCTGAACACTGACAAACAGCCCTTCGAGTTTTGTACCTTGGTCTTGGCTCATGGCTGTGAACCCTCCGGCTTTCCCCGATTGGGAAGTGCCGGAACCTCCGTTAAGGTCAACTCCGGCGGCATCGGCTATCTCATCGAGACGGTTTCCGGCTGCGGTCATAACCTCCTCGAATCTCCTACGCCATTCCTCAATGTAGGCGGCATCAGCAGTTCCATCGATGAAGGCATCTGACAATTCGTTATAGAGAGGTTCAAGCACGTTGGCAAGGTCGCGGTACATAAAGCCATTGAGTATGGCGTTGGCAAGAGTATCCTCGGTAAACTCGCCAAGTTTGGAGATATCTCCTCGCATTTCTCTTAATGCGTCTTTGGCATTGGACAGGAAACTGTCAAAGGAAACTCCCATGACCATTTCGCGCATGGATTCCTTGCACTCGTTGATTTTCTCTATAAGCTCCTCGATGGTCTTGCCGCTTTCCACCCATGCCTCATAATAAGCCTTTGCAGCATCACTGAGTTTATTTTGGTTGTACCACAACTCAATCATATCGGCGTTTGCTCCACGAAGGCTCCATGTAGCGGAGCCGCCATTGAGGGAGTTGCCCCACTCATAGTGACCCTCGCTGCCCTGCAATTTCTCCCACAATTCATCATACACGGCACTTTCCTTTCGGAGATTGTTGGTATATTCTGATAGAGCCGATGATTGCGCCTCCCAAACGCTGACACTTGACGGCTTGGCATAGCCTTTTTCTATGAGCCAATTCAGCAGCTCGACATCTTTGATGATGTCAGAGATCTGACTGCGGTTGGCGGCGTACTCGGCAGAACGCTCCCGGAGCGCACGGTTGGTTTCTATCTCGGCGATATACCACTCTCGTTTCATTTCCTCCATTTTCTCTTTCCACGAGGTAAAGAGAGAAATGATAGATGACAGACCGCTGAGTGTGCTTGTGATGCCTCCGACAATATCACCCGCCCATATCTGAGCGATGCCGGTTCCCATATCCATAGCACCATCGCAGAATGTCAGAATCTCGTTCATAGAGTTCTTGAAGTTGTCACCGAAGACCGAACCGAGCGGCTCTCCCCACCCTCTGATGGTATTGGTCACCTCCTTTCCTTTGGAGTTAAGGTCTTTCAACGCTCCGGACACATCGCCACCTTCCTTTATCGCCTTGTTGAGATCAGACCAAGACGTTCGGAAAGCGGCAAAGGGATTATCCTTTTCAAGCTGCTTCCTGATATCCTGTACCTGCTTCAGCATTCGCCGGTATTCATCGACAGTGATCTTTACAGCCTTTTTTACAAACTTTCCGTCTGCATCCTTTACCGGAATGGATATCTCGACACCGTCACCGTCGATCTTGGCATTCTCAAGAGTCTCTTTGGCCTGTGCGTAGAAATCCTTGAGAACCTTGTAGCCTCGGTCAGACACAGTGCCGAATAATTTGTCATAGAAATCACTCGCTTGCAGAATCTCTCCCTCAAGGGATACTATCGATGATCGGTAGGCTTCCTCCCTTGCAGAAATGGCAGACTTTACTGCTGTAGTGTCAAGACCCTCCGCCTCAAGCCGGGCAAGCTCGGCATTGAGAACTTCCATATCTGCCTTGTGGGAAATCTCGATGTCCCGGCGGCGTTGATCGAAGTCCTTGTATTGCTCAAGTAGCTCATTGAGCTTTTCCCGGCTCTTTGCGACTTCGTCCTTCTCGACTTCCTGGATAGCGTTCTGCATACCTTGGTTGGCAAGTCGCCGGGATTCTGCAAGGGCATCGGTCTGATCCGGTGTGAGTGCGCCATTCTGCAACTCTCTCCATTTATCCTCTTGAGCCTGTATTTCGGCCATCTGCTTCTCGTAGTCGAGAGCAATTTGACGACGACGTTTTTCTGCGCCATCCTCAAGTTGATCTATCTCCTCCTGTTGGTTCTGCCAACGCAGTTTGCGCAATTCCTCGGCAACACGACGCTCCTGCTCGACACGATCATCCTTATCGGGTTTGTCGGGTTTATCCGGTTTGTCCGGCTTCCCTGATTTTCCGTCCGGATCAACATCCTTGCCGGGCATATTTGACATAGTGGTCTCAAGCTGACCGGAAAGACGATTTATTTCATCGACATATCCGCTGATAGTACGCTCGGCATTGGTTCGGGCATTGTTCTGTGCGGCCAATGCAGCCGAATTCCCTGCAGCCTTGCGCATATTGGTTACAATCCTTGCACCCTCTTCTGAGAGTGCCCAATATGAGGACGCTCCATTGACGGAGCGAAGATTTCTTCTGCTTCGGTCTCCTATAATGAAATTCCCGGCACTATCCCGGTCAGAGAGTGCAGCCTTCTCCTCTTCAGTCAGATCATTGAATTTAGTCTCAGTGGTGGCTGATTTATATTTATAGGTCTTGTTACGCTCAACATCCTCCACCATCTGATCGGCAACGTTCTGAATCCGGGTTTCGTAGGCTTTAAGTTCTGCTCGGAGTATTATGGCTGTCAACATGTCCTTGGTGTGCTGACGGAAGATCTTCTCCATGTCATTGACATTATCGATCTCCTTGCCGAGCTTGCGCCATTCCTCTTTAGTGTCAGTAATGAACTTCTTCTTTTTGTCGAAACTGTCACCAAGGTTCTCCCATGACTTTTTGAGTTTGAGGAACGAGGCTATCTGCTCTCCGGCAGAAGTGGCGACAGCCTTGGCGAATTCCTCCTGTTCCTCACGAGCCTTCTCCATCTGCTTCTGACGTTCCTCCTCTACCTTTTTAGCCTCCTTGCTTCCCTTGGCAAAGGCATATAAAGCCCCGACAACCGTCACACAGGCAATAGCGAGTAAAACGTATGGGTTCGCCTTGGCAACGGCGTTAAACGCCGCCTGTGCGACCGTAGCGGCCTTTGTTACGATAACTCCTCGACCCTGCGCTGCGGTCTTTATATTTTCGGCAGCTGTAGCAGTCTTGGTCTGAATAATGCCTATACCCTGCATGAGGGCAGACTGCTTCTGCAGATTGTTCTGCATGGAGCTTAACGCATTGCTCGCTACAAGGGCAGCTTGCAATTTCGTCTGAGCCTCCACCAAATCCTCTTGGCTGACTCCGAACATCTCGGCTCCGGCGGTGGCCAGACCGAAACTGTCGATGGCAAGTTGCAAGGCACCTGCGAGCTGATCGAAACCTCGCGTGTCAGAGGCAGCATTGTTAATGGCCGCAGTGGTGTCGCCCATAGCATCCCTAAGTACACCTGCCTGTTCGGTCAGTTCCTCGATATGCCGCTGTAGAGCTTTGCCTTCAGCGGTGGCTCGTTCCTCATCACTGAGTTGCGCGTATGCCACCATGAGTGTAGCTATCTCTTGGGTAAGATTGCGGAGCTGCTGACGGAGGGAGACATCTGCCCCCTCCGACGCAGCCTTGAGTTGATTTTCCATATCGACAAGTTCGGCAAGTCCGGCTTTCTCCTCTTCAAGCTCTTTCTTGACTTCTTCGATTCGAGCCTTGGCCTTGCTCCACTCCGCGCCGGGCGCAGCACTCTTGGATGCTTTCTCCAACTCCTTGAGAGTCTTTTCAAGGCGCGACACGTGCTGCCTCTGCAATTTGAGAGACTCTGACACTTCCTTTAGCTCGGCAGCTGCGTCATCGGAGAACTGACGGACTATCCTTCCGGCGTTTTTCAATCCGGGAGTCAGTCCGTCTTTCATCAAGAATTCTATTTCGACCGGTTTCATTGTGAGAGGTTGCTTCTGAAAAATCCTGCTATTTCGTTGGCTTCATCCTCTGCCGAAGTTCCGGCATCCGGCTTTGAGTTTCGTTTCTCAATGTACCGGGGTGCATCGCTCAGCATCATGATTAGTGTTTGATAATTGACCTTGTGGAGTATATAGTCAATAGTCCACCCTGTAGCGGTAGCCACTTGCCACAGGAATCCGAAGGGGCTATGGGAATTCTCGTAGTGAGTCGTTAACTCCCCTTCTTTTTTTGGCTCAGTCTCAGCCGCATCGGATTTGTCTTCTCGGCTGATTTGATAATAGGAATAAAAGGGTCGGTTCCCATGAGGCTGACAAACTTCCTCACAGCCGCCATCTGATACTCGTAGCGTACAAAGTGCCGCACGAACCATGTAAGAGGTCTTGCAAATACTGTTCTGCCAAGAGTAAGGGCAATCATCCGGCAGACCTTATTTCCATGTTTGGCGAGGAACTGCATCTGCTCCTCCTTGGAGAATTTCTCCATCTCAGAGCTTTTGACTCCCATTGACAAATATGTCCGAGCAATTTCGATTTGGCCGGACATACAGGGGCGGCGCATCGTCACCCGCAAGACTATCGGTCGCTTTCGGAACGGTAGCCGGAACTCCTTCAGGGGGAGGGAGACGCCCACATTTAAGAGTGCCTCCGCTGCCTCCTGTTGGATTAGTCTGATTGTCTTATCATCCATACGTTACGAACCGGCGGGTGTAGTCGATGGCGCATCGTTGATAGTGTAAGGTGAGGAACCGTCAGCAGGCTTGTTGACCTTGAGCTGACATTCGATTTTGGCCACCTCGGTAAGCGTGAGCTTTCCAGCGAGGCTTGCGAGAATGGTGCCGTTTGGGATGGTGATTATTTGGCCGGACACGAGATTGATTGTCCATCTGCCGGACTTCTGAACGAGGTCGGAAGGAGCCTCCCAGCCGGTATAGTTGGGTTTGGTCCCGACAAGTTTGCCACCGAGGACTGCGGCGATATTCTCGTAGTTGAGCTGAATGAGGTTGAAGGTCGGCGCAATCTGACCATTCTTCTGAAGGAGGGTCAGAACCGGTGCATCGGGAACCTGTTCGGCATCGATATCGACAGACTCCGGCTTGGTGCCTCCGAAATCGAATGATCCTTTTTCAATGTAGCCCATCGTAAAGTCCTCGAAAGCAAGAGAGCCGATGCCATACAGGAAGTTTTTATTTTTTTCCATGTTGAATCTTTGTTAGAATGATTATTGTTGAAATTACGCCGACAAATAGCCCGGTTATTAATGCCGCCAATGCGATTTTAATTGGATTTAAACGATGTTCGCGCTCCGCTTCAACTCTCTCCTTGAGCCTATCGAGAGCTTCGAGGGTGGCATGGTATTGCTCCTCGTAGTATTCGACTTCGCGCTGAAGGCTGTCGCAGGTAGCCGTGACGAATATAGTGTCGCCCCTTAAGGAAACCTCGGCTCCGGCTTGACCGCTCCGCTTGTGATACGATGCTCCAGCCGGAAGTTTAAGGAGGCTGTCCACGGATATTGCTATCTGAGCCTGACTCATCGGCACTGTCTCCTTGAGGGTCTGCCTTATTACGGTGACGGTATCGTGCTTCTCTACCGTCACCACAGTCTGAATCTGCTCCGTCTGAGCCTTTTTGGTTGTCGCGCAGCTTGTAAAGCACAGGACAGCCATTAGAATTAGTAGAATAAGGGCAGGCGGAGGCAGCCTCGACAGCTTTGCGGAGACGTGCCATCTCTCTCTTGGTAGAGGCCATTTCCTTTTTCGTTGCCTGTAGGTCTTCTCTGGTTGCATTGAGTTCCTCTTTTAAGGGTTTTACAATATTCTCGACAAGAATCCGAGTGGCATTCTCAGTGTTGGTGATGCGCACACTTTCGGCATCGGCCTTTGCTCTCTCGGCATCGGCATTAGCCTTTCGGACTGTTGCCTTGAGCGTGATGACACCCACCACAAGGGCAAGGAGGCCACCGCCAAGAAGTATGTTGAGGATTTCACTGAATGTCATTGCCACTCGGATTTAGTTAGTGAGATTTAGGCTGCTTGGTTGATGCCAATGGACTTGAGCCATTTTTGAACATCGAAGCTCGGACAGGCTTTAGCTGCGACCTCGTTGTGGCCTATGATACGCACATCAGGGAAGCGGCGGTGAAAGTCTTTCACATACGCCTCCATAGCCTTGCACTGTGCCGGCGTCCGAGTGTCTTTGGGATTCATCGACCTGTCACAGCCGCCGGCATAGACGACATGACGGCTGACGGAGTTGTAGCCTTTGGCCCCATTGGTAATTTCCCACGGATCGACATTGGCGTCCTCGTTGTTATCGATAAGCCGCTCGACGGTGCCGTCAAGGTGGATGATGTCGGTATAGCCGACCTGCTTCCACCCCCTGCCGCCAGCCGACACCGGGCTAAGGTGCATCCGCCTGATGTCGGCGGCTGTCACCTCACGCCCCTCGGGTGTCGCTGTGCAGTGCAGTACGAGATACTTAAGCCGGGCCATCGCTTATTCAGTGGCTGCCGCCTTTTTGGTGAACTTGGGAGTGGCGCGGGTGTCCATCACGATGAATTCCTCGCCGAAGGCGATGTTGGTATCGGCCATCATGAGCAGCTTGAAGAATACAGCTCAGAGGCGTTGCTCACCTTGTCGATCTGTATCACCGACTCGTCGTTCTGCAGATTGACCGCGGCGAAGAAGTTGCCGTCGGCATCCGGTGAGCAGAGGGTGGCCACTATCACGCCGTCGGGCCATGCGGCCACTGTCTCGATGGTGATGCCATTGTAGCGTTTGCGGTTGACCTCGGTCTCGTCGGCATTCTTGGCCTCACGAGCCTTAAGTTCGTCATCATAGGTGTCAAAGTCATCGACACCCATGATGATGCGGAGGTTCGGATTCGGACGCATCGCCTTGGGGATGGCGCGGCGGATCTTCTTGAGCTTGCCGAGCATGGTGGTCTCTCCGGCTCCGTCGACGATGACGCAGTCCTTGTCCTTGGCGGCCTGGGTGAGGATGCCGTTCATGAGCTTGGTGTCGTCGGTGCCGTCGGCATATTCTCCGTTGACATAGTGGTCGCCGAGTTCAAACTGCACCTGCTTGGAGAGCGCGTCGAGCAGCGCGTTCTGACCTACGGGGGGCAGGTTGCGGAACACGAGGTTGCCGGTGGACTGCCACTTGCGCCAGATATGCTCGAAAGAGCGGGGGTTGAACACTGTGAAGGCCATGAAGTCGTGGGGCTCGAGCACCTGCTCCGACCAGTTGAAGTCGCCCTTGCTGTCCTCGACAATAGGATTCTCCTTGCGCTTCTGGAGCATCTTGCCCACTTTCAGGCGCGGGATGCTGATTTTCTTGGTGACGCCGGGGATGACCATTATCAGACCCTTCTCCACGAGTTCGTTGCCCGTGGCGGCCACGGTGAGGATGCGCTCGAGTACCTCGCCGTTGTAGTTGGTGTTGTCTACTTTGATTGCCATTGGTGTATGGTGTTAGCGGTTATTGTTTCTTGAGGTTTTCGCGGATCTCGGCCATGCGCAGTTCCCACGGGCCGGCCTTAGGGGCGTCGTCGGAAGTCGGTTCGGTCTGGAGTGTGGCGCTGAGTTTCTGCGCCGGAGCGATGGAGTCGAGGGTGGCGTTAAGGGTTTCGATACCGACCTTCTTGCCGAGGTCGAGGAAGTGCTGCTTCTTCTCCGCCGGGATCTTTTTGGCGGCGATGGCCGCGTCTACGGCGGCTGTGACCTGTGATAGTTTGAGCTGCTCGTTTTCCCTGCGGATGTTCTCCACATCGTCGTTGGCGGTTTTGAGTTCCGCGAGTTTCGCGTTGACGGCCGCCTCGTCTGCCGTTTCCGGCAAGCCCAGTGTCAGGGCGAGTGTCTTGATGTCCATTTGCGGTTGGTTGTTGGTTGGTTTATGATTCAGCCTTGGAAGGGGGCAGTCACCACCCTCGCTCAGCGTTATTAACTGTCCGTCCTTGTGGAGCCGGATGGCATCGTTGTTGGCTCCGATGTCGACAAGCGACACTTCGATAAGGCGCGCCTTTGTCACTGTCGCATAGCGCTGCCCCGGCACGATAAGCTCCGCGGCTTCGCTTGTCTCGATCACCTCGAAGCCGATGCTCACCATGCGTAGCGAGCCGAAGTCCCACTGCTTCTTGCACTGGGTGGAAAGTTCGGTGGCCTCGTCAAATGCGAGCTCGCCGGTGATCTCGCCATTCTCTTTCTTTATGTCCTTTATAAGTCCGATAGCCTTGCCGCGGTTGTGCATATAAAGGAGTATGGGGTTGCGCTCATACTGGGTGATGTCCACACCATCGGTCAGGACGCGGTACCCGTAGCTGTTGAGCGTGTCGTTTGTCAGTCTTACTCTGTTGCCCATGTCTGTGCGATAATGATTTTTTCGGTGCAAAAGTGAGAGATAAACCGCTTGTTTCCAAAAAAGTGTGCAATGGTTGCACACTTGTATGCAATGGTTGCACACTTTTTTTGAAGGCACACCTCATATTCGCACTTTTGCAGTGCAAAAGCGCCAAAATCATTATCGACATGACAAAAGCTGAACTTGAAAATAAAAGAAACCTGGCACGCACCCTGTATCTTTCAGGGAAGGAGCAGACCGAAATCGCCGAGATGATAGGCGTGTCACGAGTCACTATATCCAAATGGTGTACCGCTGACGGGTGGAAGGCCACCCGCGCTGCCAAGACCATCACTCGCCCGGAACTCATAAAGAAATTACTCCTGGCGACAAACACATTGCTCGATAAAGTCAACGAATCCGGCGACCTCGCCCTTATAGACAGCCTCGGCGACAAGCTCTCGAAGCTGACCGCCGCCATCGACAAGCTCGACAAGTCACAGGCCAATGTCGTGGCCGCCATAGAGGTGTTCACTGCTTTCTCCAAATATCTTGAATTCCGCGCTAAGACAGACCCGGAGGTAACTATCGAGTTCATCAAGAAGGTCAACAAGCTGCAGGACGGATTCCTCATCGAATCATTCAACAAGGGAGCACTCGTTTACCATGGCGACTAAACTTACAAAGGAACAGAAGGAGGCATTCGCGCAGTGGAAGGAACACTGCCGCGAAGTCCAGGCCATGACGGCGGCGTCCCTGTCTATCGTAAAGGAGTCGCCTGTAGAGAAGGAGCGTCGCATCAAACGGCTGCTCTCCAATTATGACGAATTCTGCGAGTATTATTTCGCACACTACCTCACCCTGAGCGACAAGACCACTGGGGAGGTTATCCGAGTGATACACAATGCGCCGTTCCACACCAAAGCGGCGCTCACGATAAAGAACACGCCGAATCTGAAGGCGGTGTTCAAATGGCCGCGCAGCCACGCCAAATCCACCCACATCGGAGTGTTCATTCCCCTTTGGCTGATTTTCCAGCCGAAGAGGCTTATCAATTTTATGGTCACTGTCGGCAAGTCTGAGGATAGCGCCAACCGTCTGCTTGGTGACCTTCAGGCGGAACTGGAATACAACCAGAAGTTCATCGCTGATTTTGGTGAACAGAAAAACCTTGGCTTATGGCTGCAGGGTGAGTTCAAAACCAAAGGCGGGGCAAAATTCCTCGCCGTGGGCCGCGGACAGTCGCCGCGCGGCCTCCGCGACCGTGAGGCCCGTCCAGACTATATTGTGATCGATGACCTTGACGATGACGAGCTCTGCCGCAATGAAAAGCGCGTCAAGGAGCTCACAGACTGGGTCAAGGAGGCTCTGTTCGGTGCGCTCGATGTTGGCCGTGGCCGCTTTATCATGGTAGGCAACCTTATTTCTAAAAAATCGGTGCTTGCCAATATCGCCGCTTCAAAGGGTGTGCATGTGTCCGAGATAAAGGCTGTCGACCGTGACGGCAACCCGGTGTGGGCTGAGAAGTGGACTAAAGAAGAGGCGCAGGCTGTCAAGGATTTCATGGGATACCGTGCCTGGGAAAAGGAGATGATGCACAACCCCATCAATGACGGCTCCATATTCCGGCATGAGTGGATACGCTTCAAGCGTATGCCGAAACTCGAAAAGTACGAGATGCTCGTGTGCTATACTGACCCGTCATTCAAATCGACAACGGCAAACGACTACAAGGCATGCCGCCTGTGGGGCAAGATCGGAACAGAGCTGCACCTCATTGCCTGCTATGTCCGCCAGGACACAGTGTCCGGAATGGTGCGCTGGCTCTATGACCTCTATGAGCGCACACGTGACCGTGTGGCAATATCCTTCTTCATGGAGGCCAATTTCATGCAGGACATCATCCTCGACGAGTTCGCCGCCGAGGGAAATATCCGTGGGTACCAGTTGCCCATACTGCCGGACACCAGGATGAAGCCGGAAAAGGTGCAGCGCATCGAAGCGGTGTCGCCGCTGTGGGAGCGTGGCTTCGTATTTTACAACGAGGCTCTGAAGGAGTCCCCTGACATGGAGGTCGGCATCGAGCAGACCCTGGCTATCGAGCGGGGCTCCCGCGTGCATGATGACGCGCCGGATGCCGACGAGGGTGCTATCTGGTATCTGCAGCGCAGCACTCGTCAGGAAGTTTTCAAACCGGTGGCGATTCCCCGTCGCTCGCCTAAAAATATGTGGTAATATGTTTATAGATACCGAAGATTACAAAGTGGTGATTGGTGATGCGGCCTTGAAAGTCGTGTCGCAGTCATCACCTGAAAATATAGCCAATGCCGAGGCAGAGGCCATTGAGGAAATATCAGGCTATCTTCGCCCCGTATATGACACAGCGGCCATTTTCGCAGCAACAGGCAATGACCGCAACAAGCTTTTAGTGATGTACACCGCTGACATTGTACTTTATCACCTCACAGCTTCGCAGCCGCAGAAGATGGGCAGCGAAATCCGCAAGGAGCGATATGAGCGCGCCATAAAATGGCTCGAGGGCGTACAGGCAGGCAAAATCGTCCCCGACCTTCCTCTTGCCGGATCTAATGACGACAGCCCCGGCTTCGGCACCTCCTATTATTCATTTCCCAAACTTAGACACAACTGGTGATTATGGGCCGCAGACAGAACAGACCGAAACTCAGCCGGGCGCAGAAGGATGCCAAAGGCAGGATACAAAAGCAGACCTCCGTTATCCTGGAGCTGCACCGCTATGCGGAGTTTTTCTCAAAGAATGACATCGAGGACTGGCGCCGGGCGTGGCAGAGCGCGATTGATCCGCGCCACCCGTCCCGACAGAAACTGTACGACATCTACCGCGACGCCATGACCGACTCGCATCTTTCGGGCTGCATACAGCAGCGCGTGGGGTTTGTTATGTCACGCTCGTTCAAACTCGTCAATGAGAACGGCGACCAGGACGATGCCGCAGGGCACCTGTTCGACCAGTCCTGGTTCAAGGACTTGTGCCGGCTCTGCCTGGAGTCGATATGGTACGGCCACTCGCTCATCGAGCTTGGCGATGTCATTACCGACGGCGACGGCCACCCGGCTTTCTCCAGTGTGTCGCTCATACCCCGCAAGCATGTAATTCCTGAAAAGGGTCGAGTGGTGCAGCGCGTGGGCATGAACTGGGAAACCGGCATCGAGTTCCGGGAGCGGCCCTGGCGCGACTGGCTTATCGAGGCCGGGCGTCCGGATGACCTCGGGTTGCTGCTGAAGGCCGCACTTCATACCATCCCCAAAAAGCACGCGATGACGTTCTGGGATTGTTTCGCGGAAATATTCGGCATGCCGTGGAGAATAGCCCGCACATCGACCCGCGACCCGAATGAGTTCAAGCGTCTGCAGGACATGATCTACAACGGCGGAGCCAACCAGGGCATGGTTGCCGGCATGGAAACGGAGATTCAGTTCGTGGAATCCGGCAAGGGGGATGCCTTCAACGTCTATGACAAGAGAATCGATCGCGCCAACTCTGAATTGTCAAAACTGGTGATAGGTCAGACCATGACCATCGAGGACGGCTCGTCGCTCTCCCAGTCACAGACCCACCTCGAGGTGTTCATGAATCTGGTGGAGTCTGACCGCGACTTCCTGCGCGACATCATAAACAATCAACTTATCCCCATCATGGTTCTGCACGGCTTCCCGGTCAAAGGGCTGCGCTTCGAGTGGAATGACGCGGTTGACTATACGCCGGAGCAGCAGGTGGCATACGAAACAATGATTGTCGACCGCTACGAGGTCGACCCGTCGTATTTCGCCGACAAATACAATATGCCGGTCGGTGAACGACGCAATCCTATGACTCTCTCCTCGGCTGAAAATGGCAAAGAAGATGATAACGACAAAGAGGAGAAAAAACATTTTTTCGACTGAGCCCCTCTGACTACGAGGGGCTGCACAGACGCTATGCCTCCTTACTCGATGGAGTGGTCATAGAGAACCTTGCCGCTCCCGGCGATGATTTGCGCAAGCGTCTGTCCTTGCTGTTCTCAGGCATGATGAAGTCGCTTTTCAAAGAGCAAGGAGCGCAGTTCCGTGTCGAGCTTGTAGCCGATCCGGCTGTGCAGGAGTTTGTCAATGCTCATGCCTCGGCTCTCGACTCTGCCTTTCAGAAGTTGGAGATGTCTGATGCGATGCGCCGGCGCCTGACCCGGTCGAATTACATTTTCTCCGGCATGAAGGCATTTCATGAGCTGCACGAGGCGTTCCCGTCGCTGCTTGACGAGAACGGCAATAGAAAGCCATTCGAACGGTTTTTGAATGATGTTCAAAGCATCGACAAAACCTATAATTCCAATTACCTCCGGGCTGAATATAACTTCGTGGCCGCATCTGCGGAGATGGCCGGCCGGTGGGAGCAGTTCATGCGCGACGGCGACCGATACAATCTCCAGTACCGTACACAGCGCGATGACAAGGTGCGCCCGGAACATGCCGCACTCGACCGTGTGACTCTGCCGCTTTCTGATTCATTCTGGGAGGAGTTCTACCCGCCGAACGGTTGGAACTGCCGCTGCACTGTCGTCCAGGTGCGCAAATCAAAGTATCCTGAAACTCCCCATGACGAGGCGATGCGCCTTGGAGATGAGGCCCTGCAGCGCGACACAAAAGGTATCTTTCGGTTCAACGCCGGCAAGGAGGGCAAATCCGTCCCGGACTACAATCCATATACCATCCGCCGTTGCTCGACCTGCCCTATCGCGAAAGGTGGCAAAGGCCGCAAACTGGCGTTTGTGCCGGATAACGAGGTGTGCCAGGCATGTGCCCTCGTTCACCAATGTGAACAGCTACGGGGCGAAGTGATAAAGCACGGCAAAGGCACAATCGAGATAAGTCACCTTGTCGATCGTACTGACGGGGATTATGATCGGCTGCTGTCTGTCGCACGGCATTTTGCCGCCGATGGCGCAAGGGTTGTTCTGACGCCCAAAATGACTCGCCCTGCAAGGTTTGAATACGACTGTGTATACGGCTCGCTACGCGGAACCCGTTATTACGGCAAGTGTCCTGACCTAAAAATAGACGATTACTGGTACGAGCATGAGGGCTTTGTGACCGACAATCCCAAACGCGCTTTCTCTAATATGGTAAACCACGGACTAAAACAATCTGACCGAATTATCATTGACAAACCAGACCTTACTGACGCGTACATGAAGCGCGTAATAAATCAACGGTTAAAGGATGGTCATCATATCTCAGAAGTATGGTTAAACGAAAATGGCCACCTAAGGCTGCTATATAAAAAGTCAGAGGAATGATCGCTCATTCCTCCTTCTGCAACGAATCGGTGGTCATTAGCCACGGAATCGTTAGTACAAAGATAGGAACAATTCTTGAAACACAAAAGTTTATGGGATAGATTTGTCCTGATTTATGGGATTTAATGTAAAATTTTGCGTAACTTTGCCATTGACAGATCAATATCTTCATCGCTTGGGCACAATTCATCCTTCAAAATATAAACCAATGAAAAAAATCACATTTCTGCTCATGGTGCTGGCGCTCCATTTCTCGGCGGCAGCCACCGACTGGTTCCCTTTCAACACGGTAAATCACAAATGGAACATCTCCGTCAATGGTGGTTATTCACCTTCTGGACGTGTGGCAGTGTATGGTCTTGGAGCCACTGTTCGAGGCTTTCACCTCACAATCGGCGGCTTTGGTTCGACTCATGAAAACGACCCCCGCCTTGACACTTGGAACGAGGATGCATCCTTTATGTTCCAGTTCGGTTACCAGATTCCAGTCATAAAATCATTGCGCGTCATTCCAGTTATCGGAGTCGCCGGAGTGGGGGAAGTGCAGACAGATGGATATGATTGGAAGTTATCATACGATGCATTCGGAAATCTGACAGGGATTGACAACAAGGTGACCACAAACATAAAATATAAATTTGATTACGGGGCACATCTGGTGTTCAATCACAGGAAGCTTATCGTAAACCTTGGAGCGACTCGGCATACCTTATTCGGAGGTATCGGTCTCGAATTCTGACCGACATATAACTGAGTTTTAATCCAAAGCTTTTTCCGGGGGCACAAAAAATGCCCCCGGCCTGTTAAATAGTCGTCTCACTTACTCTTTAACAACAAACACCGTATCACGGGCCGCCGGGGGCAAATGCCTTCCCAGCCCATGATACGGTGTTTATTTGAATAAGTGAGACACTGCAAAATTAGCAATTTTCGCCGACATGACAATATTTGAAGTGCTGAATTTCAACCGCGAACTGCTCGAAAGACTGCGCCGCATTGGCGTAAGGCTCGAGGACATCGCCTACATCGACCTTTTTGTTGACTTCAACAATATGGTCGGCGCCGGCGACAAGGTATCGTATGCAGTGGCGGTTCTGGCCGACAAATATGGCGTGAGCGAGAGGAAGGTATACAGCCTGATAAAGCGTTTCCAGTCATCGGCTCTGCCGATTTGCCCGGCAAAGAATGACTGCAATCCGCGTGCAGTGTGATTCCCAATTCCGATAGTGTGCCGCTGATGGCGCATGTCTACCTTTGCACCATCACCAACAATCAACAGAAATGGCACGCAACAAATATCACCAAATCCTCGCCAGGATTCTTGACAACGGCAGGCACCAGGTCAACAAGAAGGGCAATATAACTTACCTTATCAATGAGCAGCTCTCACTTACTCCTGCCGACCTGCTTGAAATTTTCGAGGGACACGGACTGGCCCGCAAGAAGCTACGCTCCGAGCTGAGGCTCTTCATGAGCGGCGAGCGCTCTGTGGAGAAGTACCGCGAGGCCGGCATAAACTGGTGGGACTACTGTGGTTCGATCCTGGTCAACTCCTATCCCACCTATTTCGAGAAGCTCCCGCCGCTGCTCGCCAGGATCAATACCGAGCGTCGACCGTCAAAGAACTATGTGCTGTTCCTCGGAGCGACCGAGGCAGAGAGCAATCAGACCCCATGCTTGTCACTCGTTCAGTTCCAGATCGAGGACGGCGAGCTGGTGGTGTCCGCCTACCAGCGCAGCTCCGACGCCAACCTCGGACTGCCGGCCGACATATACCACCTCTACCTCATGGCCCGGCACATCGACTTCCCCCTCAAGTCAATAACACTGTTCCTGGGCAACGTACATGTGTATGACAACAATATTGACAATACCCGCCGACTTCTCGCCGGAGAGGACAGCGTCAAATTCGAACTGAACGTATGAGCCGCCTTTATCTGTCCGCTCCCCTGCCATTCGTCGGGCAGAAGCGTATGTTCGCCAAACACTTCATCGAAGTAATAAAGCAATATCCGGCCGGCACCGTCTTCGTTGACCTTTTCGGTGGCTCGGGACTGTTGTCACACATCACCAAGCACACCCATCCCGATTCACGGGTCATCTACAATGACTTCGACGACTACCGGCTGCGCATAGCCAATATTCCGCGCACCAATGTCCTACTTGACCTTATCAGACCAATATCCGACGGTTTCGGGCGGCACAAGCCCATTACAGGAGAGGCAAGGGAGCGTATATTCGCCCTGCTTAAGCAGGAAGAGCAGGAAACAGGCTACCTCGACTTCATCACCCTGTCCTCGTCGCTAATGTTCTCTATGAAGTATAAGATGAGCATCCCGGAGATGCGCAAGGAAACGCTCTACAATAATGTGCGCAAGGCCGGATATGCCGAATGTCCGGATTATCTCGCCGGACTGGAAATTGAATCGTGCGACTACCGGGAACTGTTCGAGCGTTTCAAGGATGTGCCCGGTGTGGTGTTCCTCGTAGACCCGCCTTATCTGTCTACCGACGTGGGCACATACCGCATGTACTGGCGACTCGCGGATTACCTCGATGTGCTGTCGGTGCTGTCGGGCCATAACTTTGTTTATTTTACTTCCGAGAAATCATGCCTCGTGGAGTTGTGCGAATGGATGGGCCGCAACCCGTCACTCGGCAACCCGTTCGAGCGTTGCAGCCGCAAGGAGTTTAACGCGACGATGAACTACAATGCCCATTATACTGACATGATGTTATTCACGTCACCGACTTACAATGCCACATAAGGTCATTTCCGGGCTCATATATCGCAAAAGAGCCGTCACTCAATAAGGTAACGGCTCTCTTTTCTTGTGATACAATGTGTTTATGAGACAGGGGGATATTCAAGTCTTATTGTACTAATCTTATCCTTAGTAAGTATAATCTCTTTTTCGATTTTTTGGAAATGTGTGCCTTCTCCAAAATAGGTAATGCTTACATTCGGAGTATTGCCATAAATTGGGTCAGTAGATTCTCCGGGATAAATTTCGGGCATCCCCATGACTAATTGATGACTCTGAATGTACAGTTGCCCATTGGTATAATTCTCAAAAATTACCCCATACTGATTTTCAGGATGCCCTTCAATCTCCAGCTCCTCTTTGCATGATACAAGGAGAATAATCAGTGAAATAAACAATATAGCCTTCTTCATGTCCGTATTTTTTTGCAAAAATAATCAATTCTTATGTAAATGTCTAAAACCTACACAAGTAAATGTCTCAATGTTTTCTACAATATCCTCGTGATTATGATTGGTGGCAGAACTGTCAATGTCAAATTCCATAAAAGTCTCACCCTCCAGCCCGGCAAGCAGTCCATGAATCTTATCGAGCAGCTGGAACTCGCCGATATTCTTTTGCTCCGCCCAGTCGGTCACTATGTGGAGATTAATTAGAGGTTTAGCCCGGTATTCAACTCCAGGCACGATAGCACGCCACTTAAAAGGCACGAACTCGATGAATACAGCCGGTCGTGCCCATGCGTTCTCTTGTTCGATGAACTCAATATTATGATTCCAAAGATCTATGTGTTTTATCGCACGAGGATATAGTGAATCATCGGCATCCGCTTCGCTTGAGCATTCAAAATACTCTCCGGATGCATTGATACACAATGTCTCAAGCTGAGCCTTGAGTTTACGGTATAATTCTTCTCTCATCGTTCTATGATGTCAAAATCGGTGTTGAAAAATTCTGTGATATTCTCTTCGATAATTTGTCGGACTGTCTGCTCGACCTCCGGAGCTGTACCAAGGAATCGTCGGCGCGGTATCCTGATTGTGGATCCAACTTTCATTAATGCCATGAATTTCCAGAACTCTGCCTCGGTTGACAATTGTACCGTTCTCTTATCCTTGCGCAGTGAGCCGTCCTTGCGTCTGCCAAAGGAGCCTGTGGCCGAATAGTATTTATACCAAAAGAAGCGTTTCATTTTAGCGGTTACCTTGATTTCACCGCCCTCGTTATGAATGGCCGCTGCTGGATGTTCGGTTCGGAACACGATACTGTTCTCGGTCTGATAGCTCATGATGCTCCGGCGAAGACCGCCGCTGTCAACAAGGATATGACCACCGGGGCGAGTGGGACTCTTCCTGCGTTGCCATGCCTCGGAGAAGAAGGCCTGTCGTTCGAAATTGCGGTCAAACTCATCGGTCATCTCCACTTGTATGTCGCGGAGGATATTTTTGATTATTTGGTCATAATTATTCGCCATCGTTCTTATTGTCAAACATATCGAAAAGATTGGGTAAATTGGGTAATGTTTCACTGAAACCCGGCTTGGTCGGAGCTTTCAAAAGGTTGTAAAAAGTACGCTCACAGATACCATACACAGGATATATGTACCTGCGCCATATTTCCCGGTTGGGAATTCCTTGTTTGGCGTGTTGGTCATATATCCTGTTGATGTCTGTAACTCTCTTTTGATAACTCTTTCCGGGTTTCTTACCCATTTATCAATATCAGTTTAGAGGTATCGGTTTATAAGGTCGAATATCGAGCCTCATCACACTGCTGACAGTAACCCTGCCGCTGCCATCGCACTGGGAGCATCTCGCCGGGTATCTTTGCGGTGACTCGGTCTGCTGAAGCCCGGTTCCGTTGCACTCCCGGCACACTGCGATCCGGGGCGGTCTTTTGATTTCTTTTTCCATTTTCGTTACGTTTTAGTCGACATCGGTCATGCCGAGAGGAATATAACACCATGCGCCCTTGTCGTTTTTGTACTGGGCGCGGATGAACTTCTTGGAGATAGTGGGCTGGTAAGCCTCCTCGATGATTTTCACTCCCTCGAGGAACTGTTCGTTGCCGCTGTCCTCTGCCATTTTGCGGAGCTGAAGCACTCGGCTGGCCTTTATGTTGCCCTGCCCGTCACGGCTCAACAGGCGCAGCACAGCGTTGACAAGAGCCTTTGTGGCATCATCCTTAGCAAGACTCTCGATGTAACCTTTGACCATCGCGATACCATCCTCGACTGTGTCGCGGTAGCCATCGACAGTGTTCACCCCGAGGATGACGCGCAGGGTGCTGTCGGAATTGGTGAACGTGTGGCTGTTCTGATTGTCACGGGCAACGCCGGTAATCTCGGACTTCATCTTGAGGATTGTCTCGAAGTTGCCAAAGATGGTTTCCTTGACCAGTTTGATCTGGTCGCTCAGTTCGCGGAGCTGAGGAATCGTGGTGGATATTTCGTCATCCACCATGTCGGCGTACTGCTTGCGCTGCTCTTTGCGTTCCTGCTCACGACGCTTTTTTTCTTTTTCGGCTCTGTAAGCCTCGAATTCCTGACGCTCTTCGGCTGTCATTTCTACTTTTTCTTTGTTCATGATAGTTACTTTAATTTATATTGTTAGTTAGTCATGCCGGGGGAGGCAAGGGTTATAAGATATGTTATGTGTTGGTGTGGATTTGCCGGGTCTTGTGTCGGTTCTCCCATCGCTCCCGGTGCATTGCTTTGCAAGGACTTCTTGCGTTGCCACCCCTTACGCTTTATCGAACGAAGTTTGGTAGCGAGTTCCATCAGTTCATCGATTGATAGCTGCCCGAAGGCTTTACCGGAGATTCGGGGATGTCGGCAGAAGTCGTTTATCTGCGCCCAATCGGTTGTGTCAACCTCAAGTTCCTGCATCAGCTTGAGAACGATGCTCCGGCGACGCTTCAGTTCGTCTTTGGTGCCGTTCATGCCCTCGATGGCGATGCAGAGGTCGGTGTACTCCTTTCGAGTCATCTCCTTGAGGGAGTCGGTGCGCCCGGCTGTGTACTGCAACACAAACTGACGCTTTGCCTCATCCGGCTCGCCATGAATGGTGAGCTTATGGAAAGCGGAGTAGAACCGTCCGAAATTAGTTACCTGTTGCTTCATTGCTCTTGTTTTGATCTTCCTTTGAATGAAGCATCGCCTCAAGTGTCTCTATGGGCAGATGACGTGCTACCCCCAAGAAGTAGGTATCCACAAATTCTGCAATTGCCTGTTCAGAGGCATACTCAAGATTCTTCTCGATGAATCGAGCCTTTTCGGTTCGGCCTAACTGACGGAAGGCCTGATCAATGTTTTGTGCCATTTTATTTATTGTTTATTAGGTTTCCAATCTATCGTTACTAAGGCGATGACCTCGCCGGTTCCTTCACAGTCGGGACATGGTATTGTCTCCGGCTCCTGCCGCCCACTGTAGAACCATCCTTTGCCTCCGCAGTAAGGACACGTCATTGGCCGGGAGCAGAACCCTTCTTTGTGGATGCGCCCATCCGGCTCAAGTATTATCATTTCTCTTTTCTTACTCATTATCCGATATTGTTTGAGGTTCTTAAAATGCCTTCTTCCCACACCACATAGTAGCTGCCGGGGTCTTCGGTGAAGCGGCCTTGGCAAAACGCCTTGTAGCCTACCACTCGGACTTTGAGTCCGGCGATGTAGCGGAGCCGGACGGCTGCTTTACCCATTGGCTGACCTTTATGTTCCTGCGATATGAAGATGAAGCTCTTTGAGGGGAAGCGGTCTATGAGTTGCTTTGCTTGGTCGTATGACCACCCGGCAACTTGAAAGCTGTCCACTATCACAAAGTGTGGACTCTTGGGTTTAGCGAGACGTTCTATAAGTTCATCGTAGGAGTCACTTGTAGCGACACGGAACCTTCCCTGAACATCACCCATTTTAAACCGTTCGACACGCTCTTTGAACGATTGGCTCACACCTTCCTCGTAGGAGCAGTAGAGTGTCATGCCGTAGTTGCAAAGTTCCTTGGCGAGCTGCATCACAAAACTGCTCTTGCCGGAAGCGGACGCGCCGCTGATGAACCACGCCTCGTTGGTGGTCGGGAAGCCGAATGGTCGGCTCCACCGCACACCCCAAGGCAAGGTTTTGTAGGTCTTGGCAAGAACCTCTTTCGGACTATATGCTCGCTTGGCCATCGTTACTTCTTATCTTGAGTCTTTTTCAGTTCTGCAATAAGCAAATTTGCTTCTTCTACAGCTCCTCTGGCATCATCTTCTCTTGATGAAAGAATGTGTTCTCTCCGTTTCATATAGATAGTCAAAGCTATTTCATATCGACGCTGCTCCCAATCGGGTTGGCCGCTTTGGAGACGCTTACCCATTCTGATGACGGTCTCCATGTATTCTTTTTCAATTACACTTATCATTATCATTGTCTTTTAAGTTTTTCGATTTCGGTATAAACTCGTCGAAGTCCGCCGCCGGTCTTCCGGGCTATCTCCCCGGCATCGACTCCTTCCGGGGCATTGAGCTTGGCCACGATTCGTGCCTGTTCTATGAGGAACTTGGTACGCTCCTTGCTGTCGTCCGGCGTGACCTTGCTGTAGCGGTCGCCGTAGCGGCTGAGCATCTCGGTGTAGCCAACCTTCTTGCACTCGATGGAGCGGTTGATTTTCTCCTTGAGACCGTCGGCTCCCATCATATACCATGCACAGCACCGCTCGGTAGCGTTCCACAGTGCTTTCAGCTCAAGGAAAGCCTCATACTGAAGGTCACCGGCTTCATCGAGAATGATGAGGGGGCTGTCGATGGAGCCGAGGTAGTAAACGAGGTCTTCATACACATCTGAGTACCGCCCTTTGCTGTCCACGCCGAACTCTGCGGCTATCTTACGCACGAGCTTGAGCTTGGTCTTGACCTGCGAGCAGTCAATGTAGATGGTGTTGGGGTGCGTCTTGACGTAGTGCCGGGCAGTGAAGGTCTTGCCGATATTGGGCAGGTCACAGAGGATTGCGCTGATGCCGCTCGACTGACAGGCCTCCAACTGCGCTGTAATGAACATGAATGTCGGGGTCTTAGCCACCTTCCATTCAATCTCTCCCCGGAGGCTGACTCCGAGCTTCCGGGCGATGCTTATCCAGTTGGCATCGCTCAGAACACGGTCGGTCTGACCGTTCTTGACCGCGCTGTAAACCGAGGTAGTGATGCCGAGGGAGGCGGCATGCTTTGCGTCGCTTGGATAGTTGGCGCGGTTCGCCTTGATTGCGGCGAGGATTTTGTTTTTGACTTCTGTTGTAATCATATTCTAACAGTGTTATTTATCGATTTTAATCGCTTTGCAAGGCAAAGAATTTCGTTCTATAAGTCTTGCAAGGCTCGTGCAGCGTAATCTTCACTGAGGCCATAATCTTGCGTTTCTCGCGTTTCCGGCTCCGGGACGATAACTTCTTCCACCTCGATAGTCTGAGACCGTGTGTCGCGCTCTATTACGCCCACACGCCCGATAGCGTTATCCTCTACATATTTGTTGAACTGGCTGATTTTTTTGCGCTGCTCCACGAAGATTCTCTCGTCCGCCTCGGTCTGCTCGGCACGGGCTGTGTTGTAGGTTCCGATATTTTCAAGGCGGTCGATATACATATCGCCTTGGTAGATGAACATATCAGTTACTTTGCCCTCTTCGTCGGTTAGATAGTAAGCCTCGACCTTATAGTCATTCGGTGAGAGCAGCTCAATGGCCTCTGTCTTGCTAAGCCACCAATCCTCTCCGGCTACCCGGCAATATGAGTTTCGCCGGATTGTGGTGCCGACTCTCTCGCCTACATACCGGGCGATGGTCGCTTTGTCGAGGGGTTGCAGTGTCGGGTTGATGTTGGCGACAAGCACATCCCATCGTGTCATGCCCTTGTACTTTTTCTGATTGGGGTGCAGGGCATGGTTGTATTCGTAGATGTCACGCATATCGTCAGCGATCAATTCGTCCCAAGTGTAGTATTCTTTCTCGACGTAGGTGTTGTTAAACTCATCGAATACCTTGTTGCTCTCAGTGCGATACTGTCTGCTCTTGGCGAAGAACTTGCCGATGCCAACATGGTTGCGGTGCTCGATACTCCGCTTTTTTGCGCCGTTGAACTGCTCGGCGTGTTTCTCCTGTGAGTTCATGGGGGCGCAGAACCGCACAAAGGGGAACATGACTCCGGCTCGGAGGAAGGAATCTCGCCATTGGCTCATGAGGTGGTTTTCTACCTCTACCTCGGCAGGGCAACCCCAGCCTTGGCGGTCAAGCAGCCGGAACATATTCCGGAACATATCCACAACAAGGTCGACGTTCTTGGTTCGGTTGTAGGCGTAGCCGATGCAGCATCCACTTGTGACATCATAGGCGTAGTATGCCTTCGGGCGAATCCGGGTATCCTTGAGCTTTCGCGGAAGGTCACGGTCGTCGAATGATACCTTCGACAGTGAGAACTCGCCGTGATGGCGGTGCATGTGGGGCATTACCTCGTGCATGAAGGTTATCGGAGTCATGAGGCGATGGTCTATTAGTGCCCTGTTTTTCGGCTTGTTGAGGTAGTTACATATTGTAGCTTCGCTTAGAACCATCGGTTCTCCGTTCTTGTCGGTAAAGTCATCGGGATTGAAGAGTTCGCCTGTATCCGGGTCAAAGACATCAAATTCGCCTGTCACAAAGGAGTTGTATAATTCGAGGACGTTGGTGTTCCAAGGCTTGTTGGGCTGAACTGCGATGCCAAGGATAAGACGCTCAGTCTTGTAATCGACCTTTCGTGCCGACTGATTGCCGAACTTGCCGCTGATCAGACAGGCATATCCGTTGGCCTTGTAGTCATTGACCTTTTTGCGGAACCGCAGTGTCGATGCCGGGAGGGTGTGGCCGAAATGCTTGCGCAATATCTCGATGGTCGCTGTCATCATACCCCAATCATACTTGCCTCCGAAGAGTTTCTGCGCGGTGGCTGCTCTCTCATAGAGCTTGATGCATGTGTTGAGCACTGAGGCGTTGGTGATGTATTCCTGTGCCTTCTCGCGTGGGAGTGCCACTCCGCACTTCTCTTTTGAGAAGAAGAAGACGGTAGCCTGTTGGTCAATTTCGTAGTTGCTCTTTATCCAACCCTCAAGTCGAGCCTGTGCGCCGTCGGGATAAACCTCTTTGACTTTGTCTTGGTAGCGTTGGGGTAAGCTGTCAACGGCAACCAACGCATAACATCCCTGACCGCGACCTTTCCGCACCACATCAAAGCGGCCACGGGCGGCAAGCTGCTTGTAGTTGGGTTCCGACATAATGCCGCCAGCTACAAGGTCGCGCATCGAGATGCAAAGTCTGTCACCGTAGTATTCCATATCCCTAACCCTTATCTCAAGGCTGCTGCCTGTTCTTTTATATCATCGATCTGACTTAGCAAAACGTTGGCGTATTTTGCCACCACATTACCCTTGGGCCCGTAGACAACTCCCTCACCTGTCTGCTTATCCAGATATACCTCGGCTCCGTTGGGGTAGACAGCATGCCAGCAACTGTCCGAGTCAAAGAAGAACTCGCCTTCCGGGATGTTGTAGTAGGTGCAGCCGCCATGATGCTTGATAGCAGCGAAACGTATCTTCCGGGCAAGCTCGTTATTCGTGCGGTAAGCCAGGGCGTTCTTGACGCACCGCTCGCAGATTTCCTTTCCGTTGACCTTGAAGGTTCGCTGTAGGGCCTTGATACCCTCCTTGTTGACTGAAATGTACTTATTCATTGTTCTCACTTATGTATATTGATATTTTTGTTAACTTTATGGCAGAATTCCAAATAGAACAATTATGTATCATCTTTCAATGAAGATCAGTATCCGTCCACTGCCCGGAAACTGCCCGGAGCCATACTGGACTCTCGCGTTGCCGAGCTTGCTGGGATTCTTCGCCCTCTTGGGTTTGAATTGCAGAGCAAGCGCTTTTACTTCCATCCTGACGAAGAGGCTGAAGCTCGCTGAATAGAATTTGCCGGAGTTCAGATTCACATTGATAAATCTTGTGTGAGACCGCAGTCAGTCGTGCATTTGTCTCAGATAGTCTTCTCACTATGTGCGCTTGGTTCCTCTTCGCAATTTTCATATACAGCTGAAGTCCAAGAAATTTCAGCACCAGATACATAATCTTCATAGTCTCACTTTTTGTTTAGTCGGTTGTTGATTTTTTCGATGGCATCCTTCATGGCAAAGTAGCCGGCATTGAGCGCGTTGTATTGCTTTGAGTCGCACAACTCGCAGTCGTCGTGGGTAGCCTCGAACTCGTCGAGAATTGTCCCGGCATCGGCCACGTTCTGCTCCAGCGTCTGCAACAGCAGCCTTATGGCTCGGTCTGTCCTTTGTTCTGAAAGTCGTTTCATCGTTTGAATTGTTAGTGGGAGGACTCGGACTCGAACCGAGGACTATACAGTCGGATTGGTTACCGCCGCTTGTTCTGCCAACTGAACTATCCTCCCGAATTCCTCGGCGCATTTGGCAACGCCGAGGGTTCTAATGTTGTGCCTTTCGGCTTTAACCGGCTCTCTTGCCGGAGGATTGCCCTCTCTTGGGTCTAACCCTGTATTTTGAAGTTTTCAAATAACCTTGGCAGTGTCACCTTCAAACCATTTATTGAATTTATTCTCTGTACAGCATCCGGCGAGCGAGACTAACAAGTCCCATGCTTCTTCGTTGATATCCTCTTCGTCATCGCTGACATATGTGCTGTAATGGCAGTCGTTTTTGTATTCCACCTCCACGGTTGCTTCAAGTGCCTTATGAAAATGCTTTTCTCCTTCCGGGGTAATCTTTACGGGAGGACATACTGCGATTGAGTCCATTCCATCAACTGTTACATCGCGGTCATCGCCAAGAATGTTAATTGCGTGCAGAAGGTCTTTAAGTGTTATTCTCATTGTCTTTTATTTGATTTCTTTAATAATAGGTCTTACTGAGCAGCCGTGGGCATAAACCAGGCGATCTTTCAACTTCTCTACATAGAAGTCCGGGGCCGTGAACGTGATGCCGTTCTCTTCATCGTAGCGGAAGGACACGCCGTCCATCATCAGCACGAAGGCCACCTTGTGCTTAGCACTCTGCGTCTGCCACTCTTTTATTTCGTCTGTCTCACTCATAATCTTAAATTTTGTGAACTCGCGGTTTTTTAGTATATTTGACCGCTCGTTCCAATTGGAATACGACACAAAGATAGTACACAAATTGTGAACCACCAAATTTTAGGACGAAAAAGATACACAAAATGAAAACTTTTTCTTCAGATGACATTCTAAACCGTCTAAAAACGGCCTTATCAGTAGGAACTGATACTGAATTAGCTGACCTTCTTGGCATCAAGAAGGCCACACTTTCTAATTGGCGAAACCGTAATTCGATAGATTTGCCACTTGTGTTTTCAGTTTGTGAACAGGTCAATATCGATTGGCTTATCACAGGTAGAGGAACACCTGCACTACACCTTGATGAAGCACCAATACCCACAAAAGAAGTTGCAAAAGATGAGAATCAATTCCTTGACCGTATTGTTGCTCAGGCAGAAGAGATAGGTCACCTCAAGGAGCGCATTGAGCAGCTTGAGCGCGAAAAAAACGAACCCACGGCACCCTATCAAGATGCCCCAAGGGAACTTTCGACTTCCCCGGCAGACTAA